TTCGTCTATCTTTCTGAATGAGGTATCGCAGATCAGCTACTCTTCATATACCCTTTGCGTGACCCGTCTGGCTCAAAAGACCGGTCTGGTGAATAAGATATACTGCGACTGCAACCCGCCTTCACGTAAACATTGGACGTATAAGCTATGGTTCGAAGGTAAAGACCCCGTGAGCAACGAGGCCGTTAACCGTGACCTGTACGGCTCGATGATGCTCAACCCCGATGACAACAGAGAGAACCTGCCCGATGATTATATCGAATCGGTGCTATCCACCCTGTCACGGAGGCAGCAGCAGCGGTTCAGGTTTGGAGAGTACACTGATGACATAGAGGGTGCGCTGTGGAATTATGACATTATTGACCCTTATAGAGTAACCGAGGTTCCCGAGTTGGTTCGGGTGGTGGTGGCGATCGACCCCAGTGGCACGGGCAAGAGGTCGAGTGACGAGGCAGGTATTATCTGCTGCGGAGCGGATCACCGGGGACACGGTTACGTCTTAGGGGATTATTCAGGGCATCACTCACCTACGGCATGGGCCGTTCAGGCAGTTAAGCTACTTAACAGGTTCAACGGTGATGCTATCGTGGCCGAGGTCAATCAGGGTTGGGATATGGTTGAGACTATTCTCAGGGGCATAGACAAAGACATCCGGGTAATCAAGGTAGTGGCATCAAGGGGTAAGGTCGTGAGGGCCGAGCCTATTGTGGCTAAGTACGAGCAGGGGCTTGTGCATCACGTGGGTTCGCATGGCGACCTGGAAGACGAGATGTGTACGTGGGATAGTCGGGAGTCGATTATCTCGCCCGGTCGCATTGATGCGCTCGTTTACGCACTTACAGAGTTGTTGACAAAAAAGCAGAGAGAGTTTGTTCTTGTTTAAATTTTTATATGTAATTTTGTACAAAATATGAAGCTGATAGATCGCATATTCGAAAGGCGTGTTAATGATGCGCTGGCGAAGTACCTGAAGGAGAACCCTGAGGGCACTTACTTTTGGGAGAAAATACTTCAGAGGATTGGTGTCGGCAACCCCGTTTACTCGCCTGATAACACCGAGACATACGTCAATAAGGGCTATCTGTTTAACCCTATTGTGTATTCGATTGTATCTTACATCGCACAAAAGGCAGCCGTTGTGCCCTGGTATGTGTACGATGTAAAGGACGAGAAGTCGCTGAAACTGTACAAGTCAGCCGGTGGTGATGTGTCTTATTCTTCGCTGAAGGTGCGCAAAAAGGCTCTTGTGGAAAATGAGAATCACGACTTCAACGAGGTACTGAACAGACCTAACGAACTTCAGGGGTGGGCTGAGTTCATCGAGCAGGTGCTTGGGTTTAAACTGATAACTGGTAATTCCTACGTTCATTCGATAGGCCCTTCGGGCGGAGTGAACAGGGGATCAATAAAAGAGATGTGGTCACTCCCGGCTCAGATAATTGAAGTCGTGGCAGGCGATAAGATGCAACCAATAAAGGGTTATAAGAACAAGCTCGACAAGGCCATACCGATGATACCATACGAGGAGATGATTCACCTGAAGTACTGGACGCCGGAATACGATTCAGGGTCATGGCTGTACGGTCTTTCACCCCTGCGCGCGGGCAGGCGCATAGTCGATAAGTCCAATTCAAGCTATGACGCATCGGTGACCGCCCTTCAGAACATGGGCATACTTGGGTTTGTCTCTGGCGACGCAGGCAACCAGGATGCGGGGCTTACGCCCGAACAGGCCGAGAGAATAGAGGAGAGGCTGAAGCAGAAGTCCGGCCCGAAGAATTGGGGTAAGATACTTGTAACCTCTGCTAACCTGAAGTGGCAGCAGATAGGGATGTCGCCGGTCGACCTTAACATAATCGAAGGCGACAAGATGGATCTTCGGATGCTGTGCAATGTGTACCACGTTCCTTCAGAATTATTCGGTGACGCTCAGAATAAAACATACTCAAACACTAAGGAAGCTGGCAGGGCTGTTTACACCGGTGCTGTTATTCCGGCACTGACACAGTTCAGGGACTCACTCAATGCTCACATGGTTCGCAGGGGTTACACGGGTATATATGTTGACTTCGATGTGTCGCTTATTCCGGAACTTCAGAAGGACGTTGAGTCGATGGTTGCACAACTCGCTGCGGCGTGGTGGCTGAATCCTAACGAAAAGAGAGAGATGATGCTCTACTCTGTTGACGAATCAGAGCCAGGCATGAGTAAATACTGGATTCCTTACGGCCTTGTGCCGATGGACGGTATGAGTTTATCAGATGAAGATTTAAAGAGCTTAGAAGCAAAATTAGGCATACGTGACTACCGGTGACATTATATGGAAACGTGTTGACCTGCGCCGCAGGAACCTCGAAAGGAAGCATCAGCTGCTCTTTCAGAGGGTACTGTCTTTGCAGTTTGCAGAGGTGGCTGCTGCTGTGAGAACTGACAACGCGATGAACGCCGACAAGCTGGTTGACCTTATCACCACCACCCCGATAGAGAAGGCAATGATGAGACTATATGAGGAGGTCGGGATTGAGTTTGCCCGTGACACCTTCCAGCAGTTCAAAGGGAAAAAGGACGAGTACATTGACAACTGGCTTGCCTTTATGCGGTCTTATGTTACTTCGAAATGCGGCAACAAGATAGTATCAATAGCTGAAGGTTCTCGGGAGCAGGCATTGAAGTTGATAAGGGCGGCTATTGACAGCGGCATCGAAGAGGGCAGGGGGACAGAGGAGATAGCCCGCAGGATCAGGAATTCGCTGATGAGGGATTCGATACCTATGAATCAGATGAGGGCCGTGAGGATAGCCCGCACCGAGGTAGTGGGTGCTTCCAACATAGGCGCAATGGAGGGCGCGCGGGAGACAGGCCAGCCGATGGAGAAATACTGGATAGCTCAGAAGGACGGACGTGCAAGGGACAGCCATACGAATGTTGAGCTGTCGGGGCCGGTTCCGCTTGATGAGCCGTTTTACGTTGACGGGATTCCGGCAGAGATGCCCGGCGATCCCTCGCTTCCGGCAGAGGAGGTAATAAATTGCAGATGTAGTGTGGCATTTAAAGTGATAGCGATATGAGAGAGTTTATGTTATTCAAGGACGTGGCAGAGAGTGTTAAGGATGTTGACACCGTAAAAGGTATAGTCACGGGGTACTTCTCGAAGTTCGGCAACAAGGATTCCGATGGCGATATAATTCTTCCGGGTGCGTTCAAGAAGACGCTTCAGGAGAATGGCCCTGAGAGTTCGAGGCCGAGAATCCTGCACCTGTACCAGCACGACCCGTGGAAACCGATAGGCAAGCCGAAGGTACTGAAGGAAGACTCCGAGGGGTTGTACTTTGAATCCGAGATAAGCCAGACCTCGATAGGCAAGGACGTCATTCAGCTATACGTTGACGGTGTGCTGACCGAACATTCGATAGGCTTTCAGATCGTCAAAAGAGAAGTCGATGAGACGGCCAACATTCAGAAACTTATCGAGCTTAAACTCTGGGAGGGTTCAACCGTTAGCTGGGGTGCCAACATGGAAGCCCTTGTAACGGGCGTTAAGTCAACCGACAAAGCCGGTATTCAGAAAGTCATTGATAAACTCGATGCCGTCACTAAGGCATTTACGCATGGTAGCTTCACGGACGAGACGCACCGTGCGCTGGAAATACAAATGAAGCAATTACAACAGCTTATCATCTCACTCGTAACTGCGGAGCCGGAAACACTCCGTGAGGAAAAAGCCGAGATAACAGCTCAGGAGATAGTTAGTAAACTGAAGTTAAACATTAAAAACCTTTAAGACATGAACGAAAAAGAATTAAAGGAACTGAACGAGCAGCTGGAGAAACTCGGTAAGAGCATCGACAGCAAACTTGAGGAGTTCAGCAAGAAGGCCGAGGGACTTTCCAAAGAGGAAGTTAGTAAGGCCGTGAAGGAGATCAAGACTGACCTTGAGGGCAAACTCAAGGAGTATAATGACCTTCACAAGAAGATGCAGGATCAGATTGATTCACTTGACACCAAGATGAAGCGCACCTCGACAGAGAAGAAAACCATGAAGCAGACGCTTGCGGAAACGCTTGAGAATAGCGAGGACTTCAAAAGGTTTGCAGCCAAGAAGATCAAGAACACCGGCGAGATATTTCTCAAGACCGTTGACGACATGACACAGGCTAACTCTTTCGAGAGCACCATTGTTGTGCCGGTAGATCAGAGGCCAGGTATTGTTTACGACCCCGACAGGGCGCAGAGGGTAAGGGATTTCATCAGCTCAGGTACCACATCTTCGAACATGGTAACCTATGTTCAGGAGTATGCCTTCACGGATGCCACTGACATCACCACCGAAGGTGCAGAGTATAAGCAGAACGACTTTGACCTGAAGAGGATTGATGCACCCGTTTACAAGATCACCAACTACATCGTTATCTCTGAGGAGATGCTCGAAGATGTTGAGGGACTTGTAAGCTACATCAACACCCGCCTGCCTTCGAAGCTCAAGCTGAAAGAAGATCAGCAGCTTCTTTATGGAAGCGGTACTGGTCAGATAAAGGGTATCACCAAGTATGCTGCCGCTTATGTTGACGTGCTGGCCGATTCAGACATATCGAGGTACGATGTTATCACCGCCGCCTTGAATCAGGCTACGATAGCAGAATATCGCCCGACAGCCATCATGCTGCATCCTACCGATGCCATGAAGATGAAGCTCTCGAAGGACGACAACGGACAGTACATATTCCCGTGGATATTCGCCAACGGTTCACTCGGCATTGATGGAGTGCCTGTAATCACTTCGACAGCTATGACCGCAGGTGATTTCCTTGTGGGTGACTTCCGCCTCGGCGCGCAGGTCTTTGACCGCAGGCAGGCTTCCGTTGAGTTCTCGAATCAGAACGAGGATAACTTCATCGAGGGCATGGTAACTGTCAGGGCTTCGGAGCGTCTTGCTCTTGCCGTGTATAGGAACAACGCTTTCGTGTATGGCACTTTCGCTGCCGCTCTTGCTCAAGGCAGTGCTTAGTTGTGTGGTTGGTTGGAGGGGAGGGGTTCGCCTCTCCCCTTTTTAACCTACTCTTATGCTGGATAGATTTGAGATAATAGTACTGAGCCTTGAACGCAGGGCTGACCGCCGAAGGAGATGTGATGAGATTCTTCGGGGTTATGACTATCGCTACTATCTGACACGGGAGAATCACTCCGACCTGTGGGGTAACGCCTCGCGGGACTACCTGAAGATGCTATCGACTATTGAAGATGATTACGCAATAGTCTTTGAAGATGATTTTGAACTGAAACAAGATGGCACATTTGAAAAGGCATGGGATCAGCTACCTGATAATTTCGACCTGCTATATCTGGGTGCCAACCTTACGACAGCACCCCAGAGGTATAGTCAAAATCTTCTTAAACTGAACGGTGCATGGACGGTTCATGCGTTGGTTTATTCGCGGAAATTTATTAATTTTGCACTTAATAATTACGATTACGCAACGTGCGGGGTATATGACGAATGGCTCAGGAATATGGCAAGGCAGAGAGATTTCTATATGACTTACCCGATGATAGCATGGCAACGCCCTGACTACTCTGATTTTGTCCGCAGCGATGTTAACTACGACTTATTTAACAACCAATACTACACAGAGCTATGAAGATTATTGCATTAGTACACGGCTACCCGCCAAACCACAACGCAGGGGCGGAATGGATGCTTCACGATATGCTGAAGCACGCAGTATCGAAAGGCCACAAGGCAGAGGTTTTACTTCCCATCTCGGAGCTGAAACCATACACCATTGACGGCGTTAAGGTTGACAGGGATGTATTCCAGGAGGCAAGGGCAAAGGTCGAGAAGTGCGACCTGTTACTCACCCACCTCGACAGGCACGGCAAGGCCCTTAACATTGCAGAGTATTACAACAAGCCCATTGTTCTGATCGTTCACAACACCCACCGCTACGGGGTATTTGCCAACAAATGGAACCGCGAGGGCGACAACTTTGCGTATGTGCTTTATAATTCCGAGTACACGGCAACGCAAAACAAGTACCCAAATAGGGGCGTTATTGTCCGGCCACCGGTCGACCCCGCAAGGTGCAAGGCTAAATCAAAGGGCGACAAGATAACCCTGATTAACCTCTTCGAGCCGAAGGGCGGGCTGGTGCTTCAGAGTATCGCCAAACAGATGAAGAAGCATAAGTTCCTCGGAGTTAAAGGCGGCTACGGCAAGCAGGAAATAGGCACGATGAAGAATATTACCTACATCGAAAACACCTCAGACATCAAGAGTGTTTACTCGCAGACACGAGTGCTGCTGATGCCTTCGAGCTATGAGAGCTACGGAAGGGTGGCGGTCGAGGCCATGATAAACGGCATACCGGTTATTGCACACCCCACACCTGGGCTGAAGGAATCGCTCGGAAGTGCCGGGATATTCGCTGACCGAAACAATGTAGCTGAGTGGGTAACTGCTATTGAGTTGCTCGATGACCCCGACACCTACGCCAAGCAGTCAGAGTTGTGCCTTCAGAGGGCGAAAGAGATTGAGGCGCAGACAAAGAAAGAACTGGATGATATGTTAAACTTCTTTAATTCGATAATATGAAAAAGCCGGAAAAAAGAATAGTAAAGGCAGCCTCGAAGGTGGTTACGAGTGACCCCCCAACGGGATATGTACGGGTTTTGTTTAAAATTCCCTACGAAAAGTTCAACACAGGTGATGTTGTTGACATACCGGAGAGGCGTTACAAGTCGCTGCATAGGGAGGTAGAGAGATATTTCGGAACCAATGAACCTACGAAGTCATGGTAGTAAAGATAATAACAGACGTTGACAGCGAACCGGTAGCCCTTGAGGATGCCAAGCTGTGGGCCAAGATAAGCGGTGCCTCGGAGGATGATATTATGGAGGACATCATCCTGCCGTCTGCCCGGAAGGCCGTTGAGGATTACTGCTCGTGTTCGATGGCTGAAAAAGAGTATGAGGTAATCTTCGAGAAGTCGGAGAGCTACTATGAATTACCTTACGGCCCCGTTATTGAGGTGTCGAAGGTTGAGATACTGTATTCACGTGGCGACAATACTGAATTACCGGAGGATGACTATTATGTTGTTGGCGATAAGTTGTATGCGGGCGAGTTTCTATCTACCCGTCATGTGGTGGGGATGAAAGTCACTTACACGGCTGGTTATGGTGATGATACTGAACCATTACCGGCACCACTGAAAGAAGCCGTATTGCGGCAGTTTGTCACGCAATATGATTACAGGGAAAACACCGGAGGCGCAGGCATAAGCCCACAGGCTCGTGAGATTTGCGCACCTTACAGGAGGCGGGTATGGTTATAGGGTTATACAGAGATATGGTAGAGATACAGCAACCCACGCGCACGGGCGATGGTCAGGGTGGCTACACTACCACATGGACGAAGTATGCCGATGAGTGGACAAAGGCCGAAAGGCTGTCTATTTCACGGACACTCGACCAGTCGGGGGTGAAGTATTCCCATGCCGTTCGATTCCGGATGCGCAAGGGCGACCACGCTATTGACGAGAGCTTCCGGATAGTATGGGATGGCAACTACACCATACACTCTGTTATCCCCGATCACAAAGGAAACGAATATGTAATACTTGCCTACCGATGAACGCAACAATAAAACTTAATCAGATGGATGTTCAGGCATTCCGCAGGTGGCTCCGGTGGGAAGACAAGGAGACGCAGCAGAAGTGTCAGAATCTTATTGCACGCACGGCAGAGGATATTGCAAGGGGGGCGCAGTCGAACGCATCGGGGGCCTTTGACAATCCCACTGGTCGCTTGCAGTCATCAATCAAAACGAGATACACGGCAGACAAGATGGGTGCTACGGTGGCGGTAGGGGTTGATTACGGGCCTTACAAGGAATTTGGAACTGGTGAATTAGTTGAAGTGCCTTCGGGGTTGGAGGATTACGCCATGCAGTTTAAGGGGGCCGGACTCCGGAAGGTCAACCAAAGGCCGAAGCCTTATTTCTTTTCGGCAGTAGAGAAAGCTGCCACAAACTTTTTTCGTGAACTGAAACAAATGGGATTCGATGAAAGACCCTGAGAACGACATAAGAACTTGGCTGCATCAGAAATTAAGCGGCATAACGTACGGCGGTAGCAGTGTACCCGTTTACACCTTCCCCCCGAAGGATGCCGCCATGCCGTACATTGTTATCGGTGATGCTTCGTCTCCGGGTGAATCGTCAACGAAGGATGGTTTCCTGGTTGAGTACAATTTAACCCTTGAAATATGGGTGTCATTCACCGGAAATGACGCTTCGATGAAACCGGTTAACTCTATTTCAAATTCGATCATGCAGGCGATAAGGACGATAGGTGGTGTTAACTCTTATTCGTATATCGGAACCGAAGGTGAAATATCGGACTGGAATACGATAAGGTGCGAGATCAGGGAGGTGATTACAGATAGGTTTCTGAGTGATCGGGGGCCGGTAATATACAAATCAATTAATATTAACTTTTATATGGAGGAACAGTAAAATGGCAAAGTACAATGGAGACAAGATGCTGGTTATTGTCAATGGCGTTGCCATCGGAGCAACCAGGTCGTTTACCCTGACGATGAATCAGACCAACTTCGACAAGACCACGAAGGATTCCGATGGTTATGTTGAGAGGGGGCCGGGCAATCGTGATTGGAATGTGACCTTTGACGGGCTTTATGACCCCGCCGGAAGCATGAACGCTGAAGAGTTGCACGACATCCTTGATGGCCGCACGAGGGTTTACCTTGAGATGGCACTTATCGAAGGCGGTGCAACAGTATTCAGGGGATATGCTTACACTAACAACGTAACCATCACAGCACCGCAAGGCGAGGCTATTTCGCTCAGTGGAGGCTTTGAAGGTGACGGCGCAATCAGTAAAGGCACAGTCGTATCGTCATGAACCAACTAAGAGGCTACACAGAAATTGAATGGGCAGGTAAGACTTACCCGTTCAAGTTTGGCACTAATGCCTGGGCATTGTTTTGTCAGGAAAGAGGCATCGAGTTTGGCGACATACCATCGACTGGGGTGTTTGGCAAGTGGGAAGGTGATCAGGTGGTGAAGGCCCCTGATATGCTGGCACTGCTTGACCTTTACTATTGCGGTTACGTGGCCGCCTGCCGGAGTGTGGGTGAGAAGCCCATTACGAAGGAGGCACTTGTTGACATACTCGATGAGTTACCCGATGCTGCATTGACGCTTCAGGTGGCGATGTTGCGGGGGAAGTTGCTGGGCTTTTCGTTCACCGAGGAGGGTGAGCAGGGAAACCCTCAGTAACAACGTGGAAGGAAGTTCTTTGTTATGCTTTTGAGGCCGGATTAAAACCTGCCGAGTTTTGGGACATGACCTTCGGAGAAGTCGAGGCTTATTGTAAAGGTTACGAGACCAGGCTTGCAAGGACTTTGATACTGCCTCGCTTTACCGCCGGAGTGCTTTACGCTGCTCACGGTGGCAAGGGCAACATAACAGATTTCTTCCCGTTGATTACTGACAAGCGAGCTGAATTGATAAGCGTTGAAGAGTATGAGGAATTTAAGAAGCGGTTAGGATATGGCAAAACAGAAGCTTGAGGCACAATTGGGTCTCAACACGAAGGAGTTTCAAAGCAAACTGAAGCAAGCCCAGCAGAGCATGGAGGGCTTCCGTTCTGGCCTCATGCGTATTCAGCAGGGTTTTATGGCCCTTGCCGCTGGTACTGGAGCGTGGACGCTTGTCAAGAAAGCTATTGATTCCACCAACGCCACGGGCGACATATTTGACCGCACGATGCAGAAGATAGATAATAGCACATCTATGTTCTTCAGAACAATAACCAGTGGTGCGCTTTATGATCTTTGGGGGAATCTTGAAAGAGCTGCCGAAGCAGGAGAGAAATATTGGAGGGTCATGGATGAGATTTCTGATATGCAGCGATCTCTCAATACAGCCTTTGGCGATGCCCGCATTAAGATGTCAGACCTTGAGGAGGTATTTCGCGACCGCACGGGCAGGCATACTTTTGAGCAAAAAGAGAAAGCACTCGAAGAGTATCGCAAAACTTACGAAGGCTTGCAGGTTATGCAGGTTGCCATCGACAAGGAGACTCTTGATGCCACCAAAGAGAACATATCTGCTCTTTCAGGATTGCGCGATGATGAGATAGAGATGTTTATCAAGGGGTATTATCAGCAGCGGAAAATGATAAAAGATGTGGTCATTCCCGCGATGGATGAATATGCCGAAAAGCAAGCTGAAATATCTGCTCTTGGCAATAAGGCGTATGGTGTCAACCAGCGTACCGGCGAAACATTTGTCAAGAACAAGAATGCACTTGCTCTTCTTAATGTAGCAACTTCTGAAAGAGATAGCATACTAACAAAACTAAGCCCCAAAGAATTACAATGGTATAAGTTACTTGAGCGATCTGGTAGATTAAGCAAGGAAGAGGAAGACGTGCTTGAGAAACTATACATGGGTGCGTCAAAGTCAGCCGCTGATCTTAATTCCGTAAGGCTTGAGACGCTCAGGATTGAGGCTATGATCTCCAACGAGAGGAAGGCCGCTCTTGAGCTATTAAAAAAGGAGAATGAATTTACCGGCAAGCGTATAACGATTAGGCCGAACGGGGTTGACACATCTACGCTGGGGCAGATGCAAACACCATTTACAGGCGAGCAGGTAATCCCCGGACTTGAGCAGACTATCGGACTTGTAGAAGAGCTTGACAGTGCGTTTCAGAACTTATTTGCAAACACGGGACGGGGATTAAAGGGCATGGCCGATGCGTTCAAGGATGCACTCGCTCAGATGGTGGCGCAGCTCGCAGCTAAGGCAGCCGTGTTTGGGATATTGACTTTGTTATCCGGTGGTGCGGGTGGGTTGGGGAAGGCAGCCACTAAGATCCTCGACGGCAAGGGGATGCTTCAGTTTATGGGCGTGCCTCAGTTTGGCGGCTCTGCACCCGTGGGCGCAGGCGCGGGCATGAAGCTCAATGTCGAGGGTATTGTTAAGGGTGGTAATATACACATCAGCAACAGGCATTATGGTAAGTTACTCGGGAGGAACACATGAGCTACGGGGTAGAATATAGAGCAGAATTTACAGACCTTCGGACAAAGCAACTCCGCAGGTCGAATCTTATTACCGGATGGACGAATGAGCCGTCAAGTCCATACGACACTTTTACTGCATTGGGAGAAGATATAGCATCTGCGATAACTGATGGCAGTGCTTATGCGCTATGTTATTCAGATCAATTCTCTGTTAATGTTGGTGATACTATTATAGTAACCTTTAATCTTACACTCAACTCAGGGTCTGCGCCATATTCTGTACATATACGCAATGATGCAGGTGTTAAGTCTAATGAGGAAGCTGCAATAGCTGGCGTCAACACTATAATGCTTACGGCAACCGAGACTATTTCAGATGCACGAATAGGCATAGTTAATGATGTTAATGCCGCAAATTGGGAGGCATCAGATTTCGAGGTACTTTACCAACAAACACATGACTGGAGAATAGACGTACTCACTGACGGTTATTCGGGGTCAATTAAAGAAATGACACTTGCCGGAGACCCTCTGAACATAAGCTATCTTTCTCCATCAGAGGAGCTTCTTTATCCGCCGATAAAAGGATCAATGGCACAGTTCAGCGTGCGGTCGCCTAACCACTTTCAGTACCTCGACCTTGTAGCCGCTGCCGATTTCGAGCATCCTGTGAATATTTATCAGGACGATGTATTGCGATGGTCGGGGTGGATAACCCCTGGTAATTATTCCGAGCCTTATGATTCAGAGAATTACCGTGTAACTATTGCCTGTACCGATGGGCTGGGGATGCTTAAGTTCGTTGACTACCTTGACGGGGAAGAATATTATAATGGCCGCAAAACGGAAGCGCAGGTGCTTATTGATTTGCTCGACAAGATTTACATAACCTCGTTCAAGGAGTTCATAAACATCTATGATGACGAGATGGATTTTGACGAAGAAGATTCACCGCTCGACCAGACATACATTGATGTCGATATATTCCGCGACATGAATTGCTACGAGGTATTGGAGTACCTGTTGATAAAATGGAACGCAATAGTCAGGCAGAAGAATGGCGAGATATACATTTACAGGCCAATTGAATTGAAGGACGC